CATCGAACCGCAGAATCCCGGTGATGCCATTGCGCTAGCCGGTATTCTCGGTCGTATCGAGGCTAACCTCGGGAACGTCTTCGGCTCTGTTAAGGAACTCTCTGCCGGAATGAAAGAAATCGATGCTCGACTCCGCGTAGTGGAGACTGCCGTGGCACAGCAGCCCGACGAGGGCCGCATCCGAAACCTTGAGGCCACGGTAGAAATTATTCAGACCACAATTCAGGCTACCAAGCCCGCCCCGAAGACCCCGTGGTACTCCGTGATCGCCGGTATTGCCGGTGTCGGAGCCATCGTCACGGCCTTTGTGTTCATCATTAACCTCATTGTCACTCACGTCCCGCTTTAATTTTTAGGAGTAATATGGCTGACTGCTGTAACTGTACCTGTGGCTGCTGCACCCGTGAGGAGTGCCAGAACTAGGGGGTGATCCTAATCTGGAAAAGGCCCGAGTGGAAATTAATCCACTCGGGCCTTTTGTGTATTTAGCGGAGAACCGCTTCGTCCTGATACCTGTTAGTCTCAGTCATTACGAACGTGAGCATACCCGGCTCGGAGTATTCGCCGGTCGCCTGCTCGAAGTAAGGTGAGCCACGGTCCTGTGAGGGGGTCTGCCGCCAGAGGCACGAACCCCAGTCGCTCATCTTGTCGTGGTGGAAGTGGTGCGTGACCAGCACATTTGCCTGTCCGAGAAGGCCGAAGCGTTCCCGGCCAAGCGCCATGTTCTTGAGCCAGTTGTGCGCCTTCTTGTCGATGGTCGCACCAGTCACACCCTTGGCATACACGTCGCCGTGTGTGGTAGCCAGCACCCAGTCGAAGACCTTGACCGCGACACCAGCCTCGCTCTGTGCGATAACCCATTCGATGTGATCCATGCTAGGATCACGGGAGAGCGCGAGCTTAGCCATTTCGAAGGCGTGTGTGTCATCGTTGTCATGGAGCGTGGTGTACTTGCCGTCGATACGGTTCTCGCCGTGGTTACCGCGTGCGGCAAGGACAATCACCTTGTCGAACATGGGAGCCAGCGTGTCGATAGTATGGAGGATGAGGGCAATTACTCCCTCTATCTGCTGCTTTCGGTCCAAGTCAAGGTTGAATGCCTGATTTCCGTAGATAACGCATCCCTCAACCAAGTCTCCACCACCGACGATAACGAGGGTTGTGAGATTTCTTCCAAGTGAGAATAGATCATTAATACGTCGTTGAGCCGCTTCAATGAAGGTGTAGAATTGAGCAGTGGTGGCAGCGGAGCCGCCATTGTAGGACTGTCCAAGCTGAATGTCGTTGATAGACAGGACAAATGCGGCCTCCGGTTCGTCCTCTTCTCGGAAAAGATAATCGGTCCAGTCAATCCGCTGCGTTGCATTCTGTGCGCGAAGCTGCGCCAGCACACCGAGGGGGTCGATGGCGGCGTAGGTGTCCTCTTCAGGCTCGACCACCTTCTTTTCCTTGGTGGTCACACGGAGAGAGCGCTTCGCAGTCTCGCCCTGATCGTACACGGAGAAGCCCAAGGATACGTCGTAACGCTCGCGGTCGATCCCCATAGTAGCCAGTAGCTGCTCGACCTCATCGGCGCTCTGTGGTACCGCTGAGCCTGTTACAACGGCGCTCACGGCTACCTCCTCATTGGGAAGCACACCGCCGTTCTGTCGTGCGGCTTCACGAGCGTCGTTGATCGTGGACTTGCCACAGCCCAGAATCTCTGCCGCCTTGCGGCTGGACACGCCAGCCACACTATCCAAGTCTGCCTGTGTAAGTGCAGCCATTAATCGTCATCTTTCGGTTTGGGCCACCCTCTGAGGATGGTCGGCATGTGGTGGAGAACGTCAACCGCGTACACGATGGCGTGTCGGGCGGCATCATTCGCGTGGACGTTACTGCGGAGATACCAGCCGAAGCGTTTCAGATGGTCGCCGCCCTTGTTACCCTTGGCACTCACAGGCTTCACGAGGTTCATCGCCGCACCGGGAATCTGCCAGACAATCTCCACGTCATCGATGTTGTTAGCGATGTCGCGCCCGATGTACTTAGGCGTGAAGTCCGGGTTGATGATGCCGGGGCGCTTGTCAAACTGCTCGACAACCAGAATGGTGTCGTAACCAGCCTGCCAGTAATGCACGAGGTTGTGGATCACACGCCACGCTGTGTCAGGGTCTTCCCACTGGTGATGCTCAAGGTATTCCGCATCGTCGTCGCTAAATTTAAACACCGCGATCCCGGTAGTTATACCGGGATCGACTGCGACAACGATCACAGGGAGTTTTCGTTGTGGGGTGGTCATTCCTAATCCTGTCTGCTACGGTTGTTCAGAGAGCGGCCCACCCCGTAGCGCGGTGTGGCCAGCTTGGGGGCAGAGCCACCATTGCGGATGCGAGAATACTGACTCGCTGCCTCTGTGCAAGGATCGCAACGACAACCTGCCCCTTGGTAACCATACAGTGTACCATGTTCTGATAGGTTTGCGCCAGCCGACGCACGGAGCCGCTTCCGCGACTCGCTCTGTGCGCGCTTGCAGTCGGCGCATCGACATTTATGCTTTGTGTAACCTGTTGTAGTGCCGTGTTTCCACATAACTGTAGTAATTAAATTCCCATCCAAGATTTGCCCCACGTCGCATCTGTGTCGAACGGAACCTGACCGAACACAGCTCGTCCACTGGCTCGCATGGCATCCTGCACACGCTCCGCGACTACCTCAATGTGTTCGTCAGGACAGTCTACCAGAATAGCGTCGTGTACCGTGGCGACGATCACTGCGTCGTACTGTGGCAGCCACTCGTTGACCTCCATCGCCGCGACCACGCACAGATCGGATGCGGTGGACTGCGGGAGGAAGGCCAGCCCCGAGTTGATGACGTTCTGCCGGTTCTTACCCGTAACAATTTCTGCTTGGTAGTACCGTCCGAACGGCGAGACAAGGGTGTGTTCCGGCGAGATTGCCGTCTCCTCGATCCACTGCCGCCACTCGTAGAACTGCGGCGCTGCCCGGAAGTAGTTCGTGATGATGGCCTGTGCTTCCTTCGGCGGCATGTCAAGCGCCTTGGCAATAGCATTAGCCCGTCTGCCATACGACAGACCGTAGATGACACCCTTGAGTTTGGCTCGCATATTCTTCTTGGTCGCCTTGTCGAGCGAGTCAAGATCAACACGCGGGAATGCGACCGGCATCAGCGAGTCGAAGAAGTCGGGCATTCCCGGCTGGAACAGCGAGATAAGGTACTCGTCATCCGACATGCAGGCCATCACTCGAAGCTCAGCCTGCGAATAGTCTACCGATACCAGTGATCGGGTACCCACGTCTCGGGGGACAAAGATACGTCGGAGACTGATCTTTCCATCTTCGTCTCGCGGGATGTTCTGGATGTTCGGATCACGGCTGGACAGCCGACCAGTGCTTGTACCATGCACAAGGAAGTCAGGATAAACAAGACCGTCATGCACACGCTTCTGAATACCTTGGACATACGTACCTTTCAGTTTGGTAATTTTTCGTGCCTCCAGCAGCGAGTCGGTGAACCGCTGACCGAGGGAGCCTTCCTCGAAGTCCAACTCCTCCAGCTTGCCAACGGCTGTACTGGCGAGCTTGACTCCGATGCTCTGGTAGAATTCCTTGACCTGCTTGGGTGAGTTAGGGTTGAACTTGGCCCCAGCCATTTCGCGGATGACCGTGAGGTTGGCTTCTTCTTCGGCCCTCAACTGCGCGTGCAGCTCATCAAGGTAGTCGAGGTCCACGGCCACGCCGTTACGCTCCACGTCCTGAAACAGATTGCTCATTCGCGCCTCGAACTTGGCGAGCTTGGCAACACGAGGGTCACCCTCTGCCGCCCGCGCGAAGTATTCGTACAGGTGCCACGTCCAGTACACGTCGTAGGCGTTGTACAGGTACAGGATGTGTCGCGGGATAGCCTCGTAGCCCACCTTGCCCTTGACGTAGAGCTTGGTGTCCTGCTCCCAGTCGTCTGCCCCGAGGTACTTCTTGGCGATCTTCTTCAGACCGTGATCCTCAGAGCGAGCGCCGGGGTTGAGAACGTGGGACATGAGCATCGTGTCAAGGTGCCCGCGAATCTGTGTCCCCAGCACTGCCGACAGGGTACGGAAGTCGAACTTCATGTTGTGCGCGATCAGCTTAACGCCAGAAGTTAAGAACTTGATAAGCTCTGCGCGGTTGTCCTCGCGCTTCAGAGCCTCTTCCCCAAGGACGATGACCCTGCCGCCCGAAGTCAGCGCCACACTGAGCAGCCACAGCTCCTCTGGCAGCATTGTGGTGATGTCGCCACCCGTCTCGATGTCCACCACGACGATCTTGCCGAGGTTGCGTGCGAGGTAGGCCGCGCTGAACCGAGTCTCAGGGCCGTCAATGACCATGTACTCCATCGGCGCGTAGGTCGGCGGGGTGAGCAGCCGGGTCACCGCTGCGTGCAGCTCGGTCAACCCAGAGCCGGACGACAGCAACTGTTTCTGGCTCATGGTCTTGATATAAGTTACTGGGGTAATGGGCGGCATATTGCCCAGCACCAGAACAGGGAGGGTCGGGTCAGTGGTGAACTGGTTCCACAACTCCACGCCTGTCACGGCAGGGAAGTCGCCCAACACGCCCCCGAGAATGTCCTGCACAGGGGGCAGGAACTTCGAGTCTGTGTAGACTGCAATCTCTGTCAAAGCTTTCTCCGATGTCTATGTAGTGTTGACTCAGCGATCCCCGTCAAGTCAGCTACCGTACTCAGGCTGGTCCCCTCCTCCAAGAAGATACCCAGCCACTCCGTTTTAATTTTGCCGGTGCTTAGCACATAGGCCAGCATCGACAGATGCTGTGGGTTGAGTTTCCCTCGCGCCTTCGGGCGCTTCATCCCCACGATGGCCTGCTCTACCTGCCAGACCGAGGAGCCAGTGATGGCCCCGATAGCTTGCAGGGAGAGGATGCCGTGACGATTAATCTCACGGCACCGCTCTCCCCGTACTGCTGAGTTGAGTCCGGTGGTATCTCTCCTCTGATAGATACCGTTGAGCCAAGCCAAGAATGAGGCAAGCTCATTCTTATCCATGCTCGATAAGCTCCAGACTCTTCTTGTTTCTGCCGTCTTCCACGATCTGAATTACATCTGTCTCCACCAATACCTCAACAAGTTCAATGAAGTCCTTCTTACGCTTGCCGTTCGTCGTTGCCCAGCGGAGCGCTTTGGCGTAGGTGACAAAGCCCTCGTTCTCGATGATGAACTTCTCCAGTGCATCGATGTCGCGCCGGTACATCGTTTCGTTCACGCCCTCCACCACAATAACAAGGTCTTCGACCCACTGTGCTGCGTAGTAGCGAGCGTTCAGAACGTCCACCAGCGACACCTTCTCGCGCTTTTCCATCATTGCGAACAGGACAGCCACCTTCAGAACGTTGATCGACAGGCGCTCAAAGCAAGGCTTCAGTACCGAGTAACGCGGGTGGTCCTTGAAGTATTCCTTCAAGTCCCACTCCAAGTCCGTCTGCCTGATCCATGCGTCGTTCTCGAACAACATCTGGAACGGTTCTTCACGGCTCGCCCCCGGCCTACGTGCCCAGTGGTCACGCACACGGGAGAGCTTCGACGTGAGATTGAACAGTTCCTGATCCTGAATTCCGGTCTGGCCGGGTACGCCCTGCTGAAGTCGGCTGTTCTCCCTTGTGCGGGGAGGAGCCTCACCACGAACGAAGATGTTACGCGGTCCCCAACCAGAAGCGAAGTCGCTAAGCTCAAGGTTTTCCTGAAGCTGCGACCGAATACCCATGAGATACTGCACGAAGTTAACCGGAGTGTCCTTCGTTGCTCTGCCCTGTCGCAAACGACCATGTGCCCAGCCGTCATACAATTCGTTCAGCGCCTCGAAGAAGCCCTTCATGTACCCCTTGCCACCCTTGATGTCGGCCACCAACTGCTGCGCCTCGTCCCGGTCATACAGTGATGACTGGTCCGGTCGCTCAGCTAGGTTGTCGAGCAGGCTTTCCGGCGTGGTGTCCGACGTGAGGATGTAGTCGTAGTCACCACTCTGACAACCACGCACCAACCGCTTCATCATGTTACGCGAGGTAGTCTTACGGGTATCCGTAGTCTCACCCATGATGACGAAGAACAGCCCCAGCCGCAGATCACCGAACTGTGGGTAGGCCACGGCCCACTCCCCCAGCACAAGGCTCATCGCGGTCAGCGCACCGGCTACGTGGTAGGGTGCGGGAGCGTCAGTCTTGGTGACTGCCCACTCCACGTACTCGTCCACGAATGTCTCCGTCAGCATCTTGCGTTCGTCCTCGGTCAGCAGCGCTAGCTCAAGCTCCTTGGACAGTCCCTCGTCCTTGGGGCGTGGAGTGTCGTCCAGAGCCACCCGCTCGGTGTGCGTCATCGGGCGGTTGCTCGGGTCAGCCTGTGCCTTGCGGATATCGTACTGCCAAAGGTCCGACATCGGGCGACCGTCACGCTTGTACTTGTTGCTCGATGCGTTCCACGCCACCACCAGTGCTTCCTCAGCGGTGAACCCGGCGCGGAAAAGCTCGCACACGAAGCGGTAGAGGGTGTCCGACCAGTCCTGTGTGCCTCGCGGTGTTGTGGAGTACAGTTCGCTCAGGTGAGGGCTGGCAACCACCCGACGAAGAACGTCCTTCGCTTCCGGCAGGTTGTCAGGGATGTCCTCGCTCAGTTCAAGGGTGTGTTCCTTGGTCTTGATGTTGCCGTACACGTCCATGATTTCAGCAAGAGAATAAATCTCACCGCTGCCCTCGGCGACATGCACAGGGTAGGCTTCGCCGTACTTGAGGTTGACGCTGTTGGGCAGACGCAGAAGCTGCGCCAAGTCCCAGCCGCTTGTGTCGGTGCCAGCCTGCTTGCCGTCAACCTTGCTCGCGTGCGTGAGCGCGATTGCCCGAGACGCATTCGCCACCTGTTCGGGGGTGTACACGTCATCGAGGAGCCAATAACTGTGGTGCTTATTCTCCGACGTGCGAACGTTGATCGACGGGGGTACGAGGTACTGGTCAATCGGGAAGGTGTCGGTGTCGGCGTAGAGAACAGGCGTGACAGAGACAGAACCCTTCCTGCGCCGGGGCACGGAGTACAGGAACGGAGAAAAATAAAGCTGCTCGTCTTCACGAACAGCCGCGTATGCACTAATTTGTTTAAGTTGTGCGGGGTACTGGAACGGCTTATGCTGTGTCAGTTCCCCATCGTCGTCATAGCTAGAAATGAAGACGTAACCCTCGCTGTCTCTGAACAACGAAGACAGAAAATCTGTGGTTTTCAAGCCAATGTTCCCTCCTAATGCTGATGTTACTACGCAACCGGGGCAGGATTCGAACCTGCATCCTCTGCTGTTTCTTGCAGAGCGGCATTCCGTTAGCCGCAACCGGTCGGGAGGGGGTGGCTGCTAGTATCCACTGAGTCTAGCAGTTGCCCTTAAGTCTCGTCCACAACTTAAGACCACCCCGAGTTATTGCTTAGAGGAAGAGGCCGCTCTTGGCATCCTCGACCTCAGCGCCGGTCACCTTGTCGGTGTCGTAGGCGTTGACGCGCTTGACAACGTTGCGCTGCTTGGTAACATCGTTGTCGTCGTCGTCCACGGACTCGTAATCCTCGACCTCAAGGACGATGTTGACCTGCTGGCCCACATAGTCGTCAGCGTCGTTGAACTCGAACTCACCAGCAGGGGTGTCCTTGGTGGGGTACGGGAAGCCGACAGCCTTGTTCAGGCCGATCACGCCGAACAGAGCGTTCGGAGCCAGCACAAACCAGCTACGCTGCTTGCGACCGATACCGGCCTGTCCCTCGGTGATCTTGAAGTCGATCACGTACATGGGGTTTCCAGCCTTGGACTGCTTCAGTTCGCTGGAGTAAATGGTAGCGCCGTAGACACCGGCAGGAAGCACCGGGAATCCTCCCTGTGCGCTCTTAATCTCATCGTTGGTGAGGTTAAGCTTGATGCCCATATGTTATTTGTCCTTCTTGGTTGATGTGTCTGATGTGTTCGTGCTAGTCTCGGCCTTAGCAAAGCGCTCAGGCTCAATCTTCTGGAAGATTTTCTCCATCGTGGGATCGAGGAACTTTCCATTAAGTTTATCTGCATAACGCTGTCCGCTAATCAGCTTGTCAGATACAGTAAAGTCCACTGCACGTCGTGGACCCTTCTTGCCGTCCTCTTCTACGGTGATAACCGTGAAGTGTCCAATGATATCAGGAGTTGACGGGAAAGTAAAGCGGGACTTACCGGAAAGCATGACGGTGGTGGTCACCACGCCAGTCTTATCGTCCTTCTCGTCGTCCTGATGAGCCACGAAGATCGTGAGGAACGGAGCCATGTGTAGGTAGTCAGCCATCTTGCTCGTCCACGTCTTCAGCGCGGCCCACTTAAAGTAACCGTCCTTCTCGGACTTAGGATCAGCAGCGTAAAGCTCAAGCTGTCGTTCCTGTGCCTTATCCAGAGTGTCGATGATGACAACCTGATACGGCAGGCCACTCTCTGCTTCAACAATCTCGTTGTTGAGAAGCGCCTCAACAACCTTGCTGAACTCTCGTGCGGTCGGGGTTTCGATCACGTCGATGTTGGGGTACCACGCATTGACGGATGACGAACCGCCCTCCACGTCGATCAGCAGCACACGCTCGTAGCCGGGAACGGCGCTGATGCTCGATGCGAAGACGGTCTTGCCCTTCTTCGGCGGGCCGTAGAGCAGGATGCTCTTCGGGCTGCCCATCTGTGCTGCCTTTTTAATTGCGAACTTCGGCAGCTTCACTGCCTCTTTGGTGTCAGCCAAGTATTAAATTTCCTCCACGTCGTAAATATTAATGTCGTCTTCCCAGACGTTAGCGAAGGCTGCATCCTCAGCGCTACTCTCATCCTCAGCCTCGACATCAATGTAACCCGTTTCACTGACGGTGTAGTCGTAACGTACTCGGTAAGTGGGCATATTCTCTTCTCCTCTTTGTTACCAGATGCCGTTGCACTGGTAGCAGTCATCATCTTCGGGCAGGTTCTCCCAGCCCTCAGCCTGAACAATTTCGTAGATGCGGCCAGCCCGTTCAAGTGCCGCTTCTGCCATTTCCGGCTGGTACTCTTCCTCATGAATGAAGATGTCGTTCACGTTACCAGAGTCACGGGGGATAAAGCAAATCGCAATCCGATCCACTGGCTCACCCGCAAGTTGAAGCCCTCGTCCGTAGATGTTTGCCTGATAGCGGTACTGCTCAGGCGGTCCATTGACGATGTAACTTTTAATCTTCTTGATGCCGACGATCTTCCAGTCCAGCACAACGGCAACCTGCTGGCCATCAATCTCCACGATGATGTAAAGGTCGGTCGTACCCTTGATGGGACCGTAGCCGGGGACATCCCCGACATAAAGTTTAAGTTCGTGCTGTGCATCTGGGAAGGTGTTGTGTTCGAGGTAGGCGTGTACCGCCGTACCGATGAACGGGTACAGGCTGAAATCTCGGTCATCGTCCACACCAGCCAGCGACTTGCCCACGCACTTAGGACAGGGGTTGGCGATGTTGGAAGGACCAGCACGGCGCTGCTTGTCGCGCTCTGTGCCCTTGGTGATTTCTGCGAGTACCTTGGCCTTGAGTTTACTCGTCGCCAACGGCGAGCTTCTCGTTCACATAGCCCGCGACGGTGGCGAACCACTCCTGATCCGCAAGGATCAGACTCCCCGCAAGCTGGTTGTGTTCGATGAAGTAACCCTTGTCGTTGTGCAGCGCGGGGATGTCCACGATGAACTCCTCTGCGAATCCGGTGAGGATGTTCTGCACGTCTTCTGCTGTGTAATGCTTAGTCAATTTACTTTTGTTTCCTTGTTAGAATTTGTAGGTACCAACGAACGACTCGCTGACAATAACTGTCTGAAGAATATGTTCTGCCGCGTCCTCAAAGTCACCAGCAGTAACCTCACTGCTGCGATACAGTACACGAGAATCTGCGACAGTTCCATTCGGCTCAACCAAACTGAGAACAAAGTCGTCGGCCCAATCTTCTGTGATGCGCCAGAACCGGCCCTTGCCGGGGTCTGGTAGGTTTGGCTTGTCTATCGGTCAACCCTCTCCGTTGCAGCGAAGCTGCGCCATTCTCCAGCGGCCCAGACCTCAATCGTATTGCCTTGCGGTGTCTCCTGCTCCACGAAGAACGACCCCTCAATTACGCCTGCCCCGAGGTCGATCACGTTGCGCCGTTCGAGAAGGGCACCGCTTGCGATCCGCACAAAGACGGTGGCCTTCTCGTCAGTCATTGATGACCTCCACCTTGACCGAAAGCTTGGCGCTCGGCTTCTGGAAGTCCTCGTACTCATCCTCGCTCAGCTTGTCCTTGGCGCGAGCCGACGTGAGAACCAGCTTAGCCTCAGCGTATTCTGCCCACAGCTCGGGGTGGAGCTTCTTGCCGTAGTTCTCATCGAACCGCTTGGACTGGTAGACCATGACCTTGAGGAACCCGTTCTCGTTGTCGCCAACGATGTAGTCACCAGGCTCCTCGTGGAAGTATTCGACCTCCTTGGCCTTCAGGTTCTCGACCGCCTCCTCCAGCTCAGCGATCTGTGCCTGAAGCTCCTTGATCTTTCGTGCTGCGGCAGCCGCTCGCTGTGCCTGCTCAATTTTGTCAGTCATAATTATTTCCCCTCTCCATCGTTAACTGTCTGCAATGATATCCAGCAACTCTTCTGCTGTAAAGTCTAGCGTACCGTCTTCGACAATACTATGCAAGATAGTCCCCACGATTTCGGTATCATCCGTGCAGTCATTCTCGAACAGCCGCCGCACAAGCTGTGCCTTGGTAGCCATCTTACTTCCTCATAATTGCAGCAACCAAGTTGCTCGGGTCGTCAGGGTAACCGTAGCTCGACTCGCTAGCTTCCGCAACCCGCCGCTGAACATAAGCCACCGCCTCGTGTGCGGTAAGCGCTCGGCCCAGCGATTCGAATGTGGTGTGCCCCTCAAATGGAACGGGGCAGGAGCAACCGGAATCTTCTACGGTGTAGAAGTTCTTACGCTCAGGGCTGTACAGCACAGCGAGGATATCGAACTCGTAAGCTGCATTACGCAGTTCGATGCTGCCGATACTCTCCAGCCCGAAGTGTTCTGGGTTGTTCGCAACATCTTTAATGTAGTACCCCATTAGTAGAAAACCCCTCGCTGCATTGCATCCAACAGTTCTGTCATACTGCCATAGTAAGTTTCGGTGACCTTGCCATCCGACACCCTGACAACGTACTCCTCGTAGTAGCAGGTTTCACAGTAGCCGCTGTATTCGATGTCGTCCTTGAAACTGATGTCTGCGTCATCAGCTACCTCGTTGTCGCGTTCCCGCAGAAACGAACGCCCCCACGCATCCATCGCGTCTTTTACAACACTCAAAGTCTTGCTCCTCTTTCCTCTTGGTACTAACCTAGTGCCTCACGCACCGTTTGTCAAGCTATTTCGCAAACTAATTTGCAAGAACTTTACGGACGTTATCGAACGACTGGTAGCGGATGAACTTACCATTCTCCCAGACAGGCTCAAGGAGGCTAAGCCCAGCCTCCTCCGCGAACTTACCGTCATGCCCGTCAAGCAACTGAAGGCCGCCAGCGCCGCCGATAACGGCAAGCCTGCCCTTGGCAGACTTCTTCGTACCGTTGTCCGTGATCGGGTCTTTGGCAATGTCTCGTCCGACACCATCAATCTCCACCCACGTAGCCTTGACAGCGCTGGCGAACGTGTCACGGGTGACGTACTGATAGGTGTAGCTACCCACACCAAGCACGATGTTCGTGGACGCAAAGCCCTTGGCCTCAAGCCGCTTAAAAATAGCCTCGGCGCGCTCGTAGGTAATCGAGTCACCGTAGATAGCTCCGATGTGCGGGTCCAGAACCTTGTAACCCTGCTCGTTAATCGTGCCGCCGAAGGTGTCCCACAGCAGTTCGATGACACCCTTCTGTTCCGGTCGAAGGGGTTGCTTTGTCTTCTCGTACAGTTCCCGTGCGGCAGCGTAACGAGTGCCGTTATGCACACCATCCTCGGGGTCACCGAATGTGCCGGTCAGGATGTCTACGGGGTCGCCGGAGTCGGGCCGAACAACCAGCTTGCCATCACGTCCCATGATCTGATCCTTGAGGTTCGGCAGGATGACCGTGAGGACGTTCCACAAGTCCCAAGTATCAGAGACTACCGAGACAATCCCGGCCGGGTACAGGCTCAGCAGTCGCTCGTAGGTGGCCTGCTCGTTGCCCTCGTCGGAACCGCCAGCGCACATCACGGAGTGCTCGGTGGCAGGAACAGAGCCGAGAATGAGTCCGTTGTCTCCATCGTAATTCTCTTCAACGAACCGGGCGACATTGAGGTTGTCTGAACCAGTGAAAGAGAGAAGGTGTCCAGCACCCGATGCGGCGGCAGCCTCTCGACCAGCCATGCCACGGAAAGAGAAGTCATGTCCCTGCCACTCCGTTCCCTCGATTGATCCGGTGGTCTTCAGCGCCCACTCGTTGATGAGCTTACGGAAATAATACGCAGTGGTAGCAGACGTACTGGCCTGCCAGATGCTCGCGCTCATCACAGTCTCGATGTAGTTCACGAGCCAATAGAACTCAGGCAGCGTGTTCTCTACCGTGAAGCTCGGCACACGGAGTGGGACCAGTGTACCTTCCGGCAGACCACAGAACCGCAGGGGGAGGTAGCCCAGCCTGTGCAGGGCGCGGATGTGGTCGGAGCCAACGTCGTTCGGCCCGAGAACCGACGTGACGAACTCCTCGTACAGTTCGGCTACTTCGTCCTCGTCGGCCTCGAAGAACGGAACCCATGCGTCCATTGCCCACGATGCGAGGAACGCCTGAAGTCCGAAGTGAACGACGTGATCGATGCGAGCTACCCGGCTGCCCCGGTTGGTGTAGTTGGACAGCACCCCCGTTGTGCCGACAGGGTACTGGCGGCGGTGGTCGAGCTTGTAAGCGTCGGTGTCCATGAGTGGCGCGATGGGCGCAAATTTGTCATACATTAATTTCTCCAATCAAGTAGGGAAGCACGGGGATAACTTTAATTCGATCTGGGAATACCTCAGTGGCAATCGAGGGGTATGAGTCGGTCGTGTAGATGCTGTCGAACCTTTCGCACAATGACTTAATACCTTTAGAGAAGATGCCATGCGTCACCCACAAGTCGAGCCGTTCCTTGGGAAGACCCGTTGCCTCAGCCAGTCCGATGAACGTACCTCCACCGTCGCATATGTCGTCCACGAGAAGCAGCTTACCCACGGCGGGAAGTTCCTCGCAAGTGAAGCCGTTCAGTTGACCAGTCTCGAAGTCTCGTGTCTTCTCAGCCTTGAACACCGGGACGTGCAGCTTTTTTGCCGCGCGAGTGGCCCGATCCACTGCTCCCTTGTCGGGTGCAATGACACCGACATAGGGGTGATCGTAGTAGTCGCCCCTGTTGCCAAGCTCCCGCTTGATGATGCGCTCGAATGGGAACACGGTCAGTTCGGTACGCCCAGTAGCCCCCAGCATCCTCGGCATAACCTCAGAGTGCGGGTCAAGCGTGATGATTTGGTTCACACCCAGTGCGTTAAGGAAGTCAGCGTAGACAGCCGCCCCGAATGGAACTCCACGGTCAGCGCGTGCTGCTGGGAGGTATGGCAGGATGATGACAGTCTTCTCGCCGCGATCCTTGCAAGCTTCTACCCACATTGCCAGTAGGAACAAGTCGTGAGAGTCAGCCCCACGAAGATCAGCGATCTGATATGCGAACCTCTGCTCACCCTCGGCACCCTTGATGTGTGCCTCCCCAGCGGGGAACGTGAACGCCTCCAGTGGACTCGTCACGGTCCAGCCTTCGAACGTCTTAGCCATGAACTTCAGTGTCATTGCTTACCTCCTCTTCCTCGTCAGCCAGCTTTTTAATTGCTGCCTCGTGGTCCCTAAAAAACGTTGTCATTAGTTGCTCTCGGTTGTCTCGGCTACGGGGGCGGCATCCATCAGTCCGCAGACGCGACAGGTATACCCAGTCAGTGACACTTGCTGGAGTTCACCGGCACACTCGATACAGCGCGGTTCCTCCGTTGTCTCGGTTGCGGGGTGGAGAGCGGCGCGTTCGCGGTCGAGTGCGGGAGTGTCAGGCATTCCCGGCTCCCTACCGACACGGGCAATATCCGATGAACTGTGCGCGCCCCAGAACGAGAGGTAGGCGGCGCGAATGGCTTCTCCATCAGCAACCACCGCCGCGATCCGGCGCTCTGCCTCATCCAAGGCGGTGAGCAGGGCAAGCGCGGTGTCGGCAAGCTCGGCAATCAGTTCTTCCTCATCGCCCACACGGTCACCGGGCCATGCGCCGCACGAGCCGAAACACACCGAACAGTGATCTGATTCGTCACCGTGGCGCAATGGGTTGCGGGCTTGACCAATCAGCGCCTTGATGGCGGCACGGTCGAATGATTCAGTCATGAGTGATCTCCTCGGTTGTTTCCGTCACTCGTCGAAACACGGCGGTCTTGTCGCGCAGGGTTTCCCCGGAGCGCTCGAAAAGCTCACCGTGGAACCGCGCTTGAAGCGCGCCCTTCCGAATGAACATGAGTCGCCCGCGGCCGCTCGGCATCAGCCCCTCGGCCAGAACCGATTCGCTAGGCACGGTCGCTCCCCTTGGTCTCGGCCTGAAGCTCGGCAAGCTTGCGCCGGTAGTAGTCCTCGTGCTCGTCGTGCCGGTCGATGAACGCCAGCAGGTCTTCCTCCGTGTAGTTCACTTCTTCCCCTCGGTCTCGGATGCTGCCCGGATGGCGGCGGCAATGTCACGGCAGGTTGCCGCGTCCCTCAGGTGCTCGCTCTCGCCCAGCGCGATCTGCGCGTCAGCTTCGCGCTGCTCCGCTTTCGCCTCGGCCTTCACCTGGGATAGCCAGCGGTCGAACTCTTCGGGTCGCACTCGATAGATGCGCAGGGCATCGCGCACCTGCTCCGTCGTCGGCGTGAACGCGTCAGTCAAGATAGTCCTGCTCCCTGCCCTCGTCCACGATGGCGATGATATCGAGCGCGAACGGGAGGTCGCTCGGGCCAATCTCCATAGCACGCTTACGTACCAGAGTCAGCTTCTCCAGAGCATCCTCCAGCTCTGTGCGAAGGGTCTGCTCGTTCATTTTATCGATGTTCATTGTGCTACCTCCCTTTCAGTATCGGTCGTACAGCTCGGCAAGATCGTCAGCAATCTCGTCAAGTCGTTCCTCGTTGCGCTCGTCTCGCGTGTCGGGTGAAATGAAGTTCCACCACTGCACCGGCTGGGTCTGTCCCGGTCGGTCCAGTCGCTCCCCTGCCTGTGAATTCAGCATAGCGTTCGAGTGCTTCGAAAGCCACACGCCGTTGCTGCACACATGCTGGAGTCCGTCGAGTCCTTCTGCCACGGTCGGGATCGTCGCCACGATGACGCGCTCCTTCTGCCCCAGCTCCAGCACAAGGCGGTCACGTTCAGCCTGCTTCGTCTCGCCGGTGAAGCCAGCAGACTTGATACCCGCCTTGTTAAGTCTAGAGACTACGATGTCCACGAAGGGCTTGCTCGGGCAGAGAACGAACCATGTCTCTTCGTCGCCACCGTCTTTAATCAGTGAGATTAATGCGTCCAGCTTGGAGGACTTGGTGTTCTCCGCGAAGGTAACCTCACCATCCTCGTTCACGATGGGAACACCCAACGTGATCTGTCGCAGGCGTAGATCGTTCACGAGTGAGTTAGACGTAGCAACAAAGCTGTCGCCCAGCCACGCCCCCGCAAGGTCGTCCCACTGCTGGTAAATCTTACGCTGCTTCGGAGTCATTTCGCAAATGACTTCGATGGGCGGCAGCACAGGGGGCAAGTCGCCTCGGTGATCGGCCTTCCGTCGCCGCACAAAGAACGGCATGTCTGCGGTCACGCCACCCGGCGTAAGCTCGCGCACCAGCTTAATGATCGAACCGTCGCGGATCGTGCGCCAGAACTTCTCGATCCACTTGTGGTACGACTTGTACCGCTCGGGCCACAGCCAGTTCATCGGGGAGAACAGCCCCTCCGGTCGGTTAGCAGCCGGTGTACCGGACAGTGCGACCTTGTACTCGCTGTCGATCCAGCGAATTGTCTGGCTCGTCAGCGACTTGCCGTAGTTCTGGATGCGGTGAACCTCGTCCGCAATAACCATGTCGGCGTACTTGCCGGTGATCGCACCGGAGCGCATCATTTCCCAGCCGATGAAGTACCAGCCGGGTTCCTTGTCGGCCAGCCGCGTGAACGTGTAGTTCTGGTGTGCCTTCTTGGTGTTCTCCAAGTAGTAGAACGGTGCGTCGGGGATCATGTCACGCACCGTCTTTTCCCACGAGCGACGGGTGCCGAGAGGCGCGATTACCACGATTGTCTCAACACCCGTCCGCCGTGCGAACTCAACAGCAGCGATGGTCTTGCCGAGCTAAAGAGCCTGTTCGTAGGCTAGGAAGATGGACTTGTGACCTTCCGCAATAGCGCGGGAGACATCGAGTTCCTGATAGTCGAACAGGGTAATCATTTGGCATCACCTACAATCTTTCCACTTACACCGTTGCGGGTGCGGCCTTTGGCCTGTCTATCATCTACGTTGTCTTTGTTGGTACCCAGAAATAAATGCTCTGGGTTAATGCACTTCCTGTTGTCGCATGTGTGCAAGACATGAAGACCGTTTGTTGGCCCCACCCATACAGAATACGACACAATATGTGCATTGGTTTCTCTGCTATTAATTTTTAGTTGACCGTATCCACCAGTGCTGAAGTAGCCTTGCCACTCCCAGCACCCGGTATCGGTGACGACCCAGCCAAAATGTTTCAGCTTATCCTCTGGGGACAGGCCAACCGCATTATTGTTCGGGCGCTCTGGGTCGCCGTACCGATACCAGCGTTTGTAATGTACGCTGCACCAGCCTCTTGCCATAATCTTTGTCGTTTCACACGACTTAACCTTACACTTCATGTCGATTAAAGATTATCAGCGAGACAGGCGCTTGTCAAATTTCCTAGCGCTCAAAAAATTTCGCTGAGATATTCCCGCATGGGCCTACTACTCAACTTCATACCACTCCCCGTCAATCCAGCCTAGCAGCTTTTCCAGAACGTACTCCGCGCCCTCAAGGTGCAGTTCATTCGGATCAAGCAGTCGCTGGAAACCGAGGTTGAACAGCGTGGTCGATACCTTCTGCCGAATCTCCTCAACCGTTTCCGGTCGCTTAAGCTCCAGCACCTTTACTTCAACATCGGTAATAATTTTTATTTCCTCACATTCCCAAGTGGATAGCCAGTTCGAAGAACAGTTTCTTCATCTGCTCTTCGCTGAACCTGTCGGCGCAGCATTCACTGTAGATAATCAGCCCCTCGTTGTCAACTTCCCACTCGTAGTTAGGATCAGCCTCATTAAGATATGGCATTAAACAAGGCTCCCCTCAGCCTCGACATCGACCGCCTCTTCGTCCAGCATAGCTGACTCGTGACGAAGGAAGATCGGAGACTTGGCCTTGAGGATGTACGGTGCCATGCCATCGACACGGACGCACACACCCTCGTCCACGAACTTCTTGTTCATGTGCAGCGGGACTGCCTGCGGGAAGAACTGTGCGAGCTGGAAGTCGATCCACTCACTAGCGTTGAACTCCGCGTGCTTACCGCGCCACAGCTCGGGGACGTGCTTCAGACCGGCCTCGTTGCAGAACGCCTTGACCGCATCCCACGACAGGTCGATGAGTCGGCCCTGATTGGTGATGACCGCGACCCGGTAGATGTACAGCTCGTTCGTCCCCGGCTCCTGATCGTAGGTGTAGTTCTTCTGAATCGGGTTGCCGTCCTTGGTGTAGCCGATGACCTCACCATACAGGATGAAGTTCTCAGGCACGCGGTCGGCGATCTTCGAGCCGACCTCGGACCACAGATCGTGGCTGTAGAAGTGATCCTGATTGGGGTTGTTCACGTCCTTGATGACCTTGCGGCTACCGAAGACGTGATCGAACTCAGTCTCTGCGACCTTGACCCCGAACCGCTGTGCGAGCCGGTCACGCCAGCCCAGCTTGCGCTTGACGATGGTGTTGCCAATGCGGATGGAGGTACCGTGCAGCTTCTGCGTCACGATGATGTCCTTGTTACCGTCCACCACGTAGGAGTTACGGAAATAATTGTCGGTGTCATAGTGTTCCGGCATGAACTTGGACTCGACGCGCTTGAACGTCTTGTTCACGTTCTTGTCCACGCGCTGCACTCCCGGCTGCTTGACCAGATACTTTCGGCAAATCTCGTGGCCGTTGATCGTGTCGAACTGGTCGCCGGGGTTCAGCTCGTCAAGGTTAATCCCAAGGTAGGCCAGCGAGGACAGCGGCATGAGCAGGCTGTCGGACTGGTGCCCACGGAACTTCATGGCCTTGACTCGTCGGTTGTCCTCGATGTACCCCGACTGGGTAACGTCTGCGTTCTTCTCCGCGTGACGGTACAGGTTGTTGGCGTGTGCGAACTCGTCCGAAAGCTGCGACTCGGCGGGGAACAGTACCCCGATGTCGCCAACCTTCGTGTCCTTGCCGACGATGGCTTGGAACCCGAACATCGGGACTCCCACCACATTGTCGCAGTTCGCAAGCTCATTGATGGAGCGCACAACCACGATGGTTGCCGCGTAATTGCTGTTTGCTGGTGCCTCAAGCTTCATTTAAATCTCCGTTCCTCTTCGGTTGGTTCCCACTTACGATCAGTGCCTCGGATGTGGTGCTTCCTGTCTCGACTGGTTCGCGCATGGCCTCGTTGTTTGGTACACGCCTCGTCGGGGTAGAACGGGTTAACCGCACCACATTCTACCCCGCCCAGCGGATGCTGCTTAAAAGTTGCCATCGGCTACCTGTAGTGCTTTCAGTCCCTTCGCTCGCCACATCTGCACAACACGGTCGCGGTCG